GGTTTTCTTTTTGTCCGAAGACTAAAAACTACGTGGAGACACCAGTGACAATAACTGAAATAGGGAGACACCCTTAAAACTGAAAGGAGAACGCTATGTTCAAACGCAAACTATTTTTCCATAATGCAGATACAGGAACTGGCTCTGCAGGTGGACAAGACACGTCAAGCCAAACTCAACCAGCTAGCACTCCTGAGATTGACTATGACAAAATCGCTAGCATTGTCGAAGGCAAGCAAAAGGTTGCTGAAGACACCGTGCTAAAAAATTACTTTAAGCAGCAAGGATTGAGTGGTGAAGAAATGGCTCAAGCTATTACTGCTTTTAAGTCGCAGAAAGCTGATGCAACACCAGACGTCACATCACTACAGCAACAGTTAACGCAGGCACAAGCAAGTGCATTGCAAGCTAATTTAGAGCGAAATCTACAATTAGCAGCAATCGAGGAAGGATTGCCTGTTGGTGTACTACCTTATGTGATGAAATTGGCTGATACATCAACTCTCACACTTGAATCGAAACCAGAAGATTTCAAAGCTATTGTCGCAAAAGTTTTGGAAGACGTTCCTGCACTGAAGCCAAACAAAGAAGAATCAACTGGGTTTCAACAAATCGGATCTACCGGTAAAGCACAACAAACTAGCCAAACTGATGCCATTGCTGCAGCGTTTGGTCTTTAAGAAAAAGGAGAATTAAATTATGACAGTTTATAACTACGCAGAACAATTCGAACAAGCTTTGCATCAGAAATATGCAAAAGAACTTGCGTCTGTAGATTTGTTTAACTCAAATCCACAAGTGAAATTTATCAACGCTCAAACAATCAAGTTACCAAACATCACAGTATCTGGTTACAAAGACCACAATCGTCAAACTATCGGTTTTAATTCTGGAACAATCTCAAACGATTGGGAACCAAAGAAACTCGAACATGATCGCGACATCGAATTTGCAATCGATCCTATGGATGTTGATGAAACAAACCTTGTCGTCTCTATTGCCAATGTCCAAAATACTCTGGAAACTGAACAAGGTATTCCTGAAAAAGATTGCTACGTGTTCTCAAAACTCTACACAGAAGCAGGCAAGTATACTGCTAACGGTGCTACTATCGACACTACAACATTGACTGCAGAAAATATCTTGCAAAAATTTGATGATGCCATGGAAAAAATGGACGAAGCAGGCGTCCCATCTGAAGGTCGCATTTTGTACGTCACTCCAGCTGTCAACAAGCTCTTCAAACAGGCTAAAGACATCCAACGTGTGCTAGGAGTGAATGGTTCAAATGGCGACGTCAAACGCTCTATCTATAGCCTTGATGACGTTAAAATCAAACAAGTGCAATCAGCTCGCATGAAATCACAATACAACTTTACAAATGGTTGTGTCGCAACAGATGAAGCGAAACAAATGAACTTCATCTTGATCCACCCATCTTGTGAAGTTGCTCGTGAAAAATACTCTTACATCAAAGTATTTACACCAGGGCATGACTCACGTACAGCTGACAACTATTTGCTCCAATCTCGCTTTTACATGGATGCATTCTTGATCAAGAATAAAGCAGCTGGTATCTTTATCAACGCGACAGCGTAAGAAAGGATGGTGTAGCATATGGTATTAAAAGCAATTAAAGGCGCTCGAGTCTATGATATCGATGAGTCAGCGATCAAAGATTTTGTTGGTCGTGGCTTTGAAGTCTACGAAGATGGTGAATTAAAATATGGTGGATCTATCGACAAGGTGTCAAAAGAGGAGTACGAAAAAGTTTTGGATGACTTGAAAAAAGCTAATGCTGAAATCAAGAAGTTGAAAGAAGCTAAGGAGTAACAGTCATGTATGCTAGTCCAGATTATTACAAAAAGACGTTTGTTGGTGTGATTTCTGCTGATTCAGAAGTTCTGGCTAGCAAACTTAAATCAGCTTCTGACAAGATTGATATACTTACGTTCAACCGAATCCGTGGCATTGGATTCGACAATCTGACGCCATTTCAACAGGAAGTTATCCGAAAGGCTTGTTGCCAGATTGTTGATTTTGAGGAGGTTAATGCTGATTTGATAGCTACTACGGTTTCAAACTACAGCATTAATGGTGTGTCAATGCAATTTGGATCAAATTGGAACATTGCTACAGAACAAGGTGTTGTTATTTATCGCAAAACCTATGAACTTTTGAAGCAAACAGGATTGACGAGGAGGATTATTTGATGAAATTTCCACAACTTGTCTTACCTCAATTTTGTCAGACGCCAATCACAGTCACAGTCAACCAAGAGGGAGTTTCTGAAGATGGCGAACCTTTGGAGGCGTTTAGAGAAAGTCTAAAATGCAATTATCAGGACGGTGTCAAAACAGTCCTAACCGAACAGAAGAAGCTGGTCCAAATTACTGGGTCAGCTTATTTCGTTGGTGATATTGCACCGTATTTGCCTACATTGAGCGGTGGGACTGCAATTGTATTTGGTATTGTCAGGAGGATTGTGGACAGCCGGAAAGCTAGAAATCCAGATGGGACTGTTAACTATACCTACATCGGATTGGAGTGATGCTATGTTTGTGAATTCTACAGTAAAGCTAGATTTTGGCACTATCCGTAAACTGGAAAGGGCTCAAATCATAGCACTGGAACAGACTGCTGAATACCTGCATACAGAAGTTGTGCAGGCACAAGTCGTACCATTTGATAAAGGTGTGTTGCAAGGCGAAGCAATGGCTCCAGACTACTCACGTTCATCCCAAGGTGTAGTAAGCCTGGTACATTCCACTCCTTACGCAAGACGATTGTACTTTCATCCTGAATATCAATTCCAGACGAAAGAAAATCCTCATGCAAAAGGGAAGTGGTTTGAAGCCTGGGCTGATGGTGGAAAGAAGTCACACAGAATAAAACAAGCCTACGGGCGACTATACAAACAAATCACGGGGGTTTAAGCATGATTACACTAGCTGAAGTCCGTGACTGGATTAAAACATTTAATGCAGCGAATAACTACTACATTGGCAAGCTCGATAATAAGCAAGAAAACAGTATAGGCATCTATCAACGAAAGACAATCGATGGTCCTCGGGTAGCAATAGGAGGCAGATCACTGGCAAGCTATGAAGTTAAATCAATCAGCATCTTAATCCACTGGAACAAGAATGCGAATGAGACTGAGAAGCGTGCTCAGTACCTCTACAATCGTCTATTTGAGGCTGAATCGGTTGTTATAGGTGGAACACCTATTAAGATGATTGCCTTATTACAGAACGAGCCTGTGGACGTAGGAACAGATGATAATAACGTGTATGAGCGTGTTATCGAGCTTGATTTATATTACGAAAGAGAAAGAGAGGGCAACTAATGGCTCAGAAAACTGGGGTATTCCCCGTATATGAAAACCAGTTCCAAGTAAATAAAGGAACTGCAGGAGTTGAATCACTTGTTGATATTGCAGACATGGAATCATTCTCAGTATCATTTGATAATGGTGTTGAAGAATGGAAACCATTTGACCAAAAAGGTTGGACACGCCGTTTGATGACTGCGAAGTCAGTTACAATTTCCGTTTCTGGTAAACGAAACGTAGGTGATGCAGGTAACGACTACATTGCAGGTCTTGCGTTTAAAAATGGTCGCGATTCTGAAGCGGACTTCCAATGGACTTTCCCAGATGGAACTAAAATCAAATTTAAAGACGCGGTTATCAATCTTAAGGACTTTATCTCGGGGGATTCAACTGGTGTTGCGCCATTGTCATTTGACGTCATGTCAAATGGTAAACCGGAAGTGGTGCCAGCAGGTTAATTTAGAGGGTTTCGACCCTCTTTTTATTTTAAGGAGGAAATATGGCTGAAGCTGAAGAAACCAACGCAATAGCAACCATGGCTTTTATTGATACCGATACAGGTATTGAATACAAGGCTGGAGATACCGTTGATTTAAGCGGTAAATCCAAAGAGCGAATCGAAGCTATGGCAAGTAAAGAAAATCGAACTGGTCAAGTACTGATCAACATTTTATCTGAAGAAAAGGAAACCGAATAATGTCAAAAGTAATTGATATCACAGAAAAACTCAATTTTGAAGAAAATCCAAAATTGAAAATTAAAGATGCTGAAATTGAAGTCAATACAGATGCAACAACTGTACTGACTCTGATGCAGACTATCGGTGATGAAGAAGGTACTCCATCTGCAAAAAAAATGATGGAAATGTTTGAGCTAATCTTCCCTGAAAATAGTCGCAAAACACTTGATGAAATGCGTTTGAATTTTGCTGATTTAACTACAGTTATTGAAGCAGCGATGACATTGGTCATGGGAGAAGAAGAAGCGGGAGAACAGTGAGCCATACTATGACCTATTTGAGGATTTCGATTTAATCGTCAGTTCTCTCAGGACACAGTATGGCTTATCTGTATACTCTAATGAATTTAAGAATATGAAGTGGAAAGAGTTCAAGGCTCTCTTAGCTGGTTTGTCCGGAGAAACACCGCTTGGTCGAATCGTCCAAATTCGAAGCGAAGATGACCCTAAAATGCTAGAAGTATTTTCAGAAGGTCAGCACCGTATTCGCAACGAATGGAGATTGAAACTTGCCAAAGAGAAAACAGAACAAGATTTGACTCAAGTTCTTGAAGAATTAAAACAAGCCTTTGTTGAGATGGCTAAGTAGGAGGTGATAGCTATTGGCACAAACAGTTGGCCAGATTGGTCTTGACCTTGTCGTCAACGACAAACAATTTAAAGGGCAGATGAGTGGCTTGCAAGGAATGGCGACGAAAGCTGCCAAGATGCTTGCAGGAGCATTTGCAATCAAGAAACTTGTTGATTTCGGAGCTCAAGCTATCAAGCTCGGTTCAGATCTCAACGAAGTACAAAACGTTGTTGACGTTGCTTTCCCACGCATGAGCAAGCAAGTTGATGACTTTGCAAAACAAGCTATGTATACCTCTGGGTTATCAGAGACCATGGCAAAACGATACACCGGTACATTCGGTGCGATGACTAAAGCTTTTGGTTTTAACGAACAGAAAGCTTACGAGATGTCAACAGCCTTAACTAGTTTAGCGGGCGATGTGGCATCTTTTTATAATATTAGTCAAGATGAAGCCTACACAAAGCTGAAATCAGTCTTTACTGGTGAAACAGAGACACTTAAAGATTTAGGTGTTGTCATGACTCAATCAGCACTTGATGCCTATGCAATGGCTAATGGATTTGGAAAGACGACACAAGAAATGTCTGAGGCAGAAAAAGTTGCTTTGCGGTTTGCATTTGTAACAGACAAGCTTTCACTGGCTAGTGGCGACTTCGCTAGGACATCTGATAGTTGGGCTAACCAAGTTAGAATTATGAAGCTACAGTTCGAAAGCTTTATGGCAAGCGTCGGAGTTGGCTTGATTAACATTTTTACCCCAGTTATCAAAGTCATTAACTTTTTGCTCAGCAAATTGCTGACAGTAGGTAATGCTTTTAAAGCATTGACAGAACTATTTACTGGCAAGAAGTCTATGAAAGGCTCCGGTATTCAAGAAACTGCTGATGCAGTTGGTAATTTAGGAGAGGCTTCTGATGGTGCAGCAGGAGGAGCTGGCAACTTAGGAAAAGCCGCCAAAGGAGCCGGAAAGGCTGCGGATGGAGCTGGTAAAGCAGCTAAGAAAGCTGCTCAAGAAATGAAATCTCTCATGGGATTTGACCAAATCAATAAACTATCTGACTCATCCGATAGCGGAGATGGTGGTGGAGATTCTGGAGGCAGTCCTGGTGGTTCAGGCGGCGGAGGTGGTGGAACACCTAAAGGCGCTGAAGTCGATATGGGGAAAATTGCTGAAGGTGGGAATCAATTAGACGGTCTGTTTGATGGATTATTTAAACGATTGCTTGAACTCGTCAAATTGTTCCAGAATGGTTTCAATGCTTCATTTAGATTCGATGGTGTTGAACGCCTTCAGAGTGCTTTAAAAAGAATCGGTGAATTACTACAAGAGATTTTTACAGATCCAAAAGTTGTTGCTTCTTTTCAAACTATGCTTGATAAGATAGCTTATGCTCTAGGGCAATTTACTGGCTCGATAGGGACTGTCGCTCTCGGGATAGGAGTCTTTATAGCCGAAAGTATAGCAAACGGATTACAGCGCCAAAAAGAGCGTATTAAGAGTGCTCTCGTGTCTCTATTTACCAACATAGGAAATGTAGCTGAGGTTGCTGGTAATATCGTTCAAGCTTTCTCAAATGGTTTTTACGATGTCATCACATTTTCTGGCGCTGTTAGAATTGGCAGTGCGATTGTATCTGCGTTTTTAAGTGCTGGTAGCACAGTAATCGAATTAGGCAGTAAGATAGCAGGAGATTTTGCTAAAGGAATTGAAAAAGCAATAGTCCCGAATATTCCACAGTTAGTAAAAGCCTGGACAGGATTATTAGATGGCATCGCTCCTGTTTTTGAAAGTTTAGAATCACTGGTAGATGATGTTGGTGATGCGTTGAAACGTGTGTACGATGACAAAGCAAAACCATTTATTGACTCTTTGACAAGTGGTTTTGGTCAGTTGATGAAAAGCTTTTTGGATGGGTGGAATACTTACCTCAATCCAGTTCTATCAAAATTAGGCGAAAAGTTTTCGGAAGTTTATGACGCTCATGTAAAACCAGCTATCGATAATCTCTCTATGCTTTTAGGTAGTTTTTTTGATTTTTTCAAAGCTGCTTGGGAAGACTTTGTTTCGAATGTAGATTTCGAAAAATTCATGGAGATTCTTAGTGGATTAGTAGAAGTTGTCGGTACAACGTTGATCAATGCTATTGCGACACTCTCTGATATTATCGGTGGTCTTGCTCAAGCTCTATCTGGTTTGATTGATTTTGTAACGGGTGTTTTTACAGGTGATTGGGATTTAGCTTGGAACGGAATTAAAAATCTATTTTCCGGTATTATCAAATCTCTCTTGGCCGCGCTTGGAATTGACATCGATTCGATGATTGCAGAGTTCACCCGTTGGTGGGAATCTGTTAAGATCATTTTTGCACCTGTTGTTCAATGGTTCAAGGATAAGTTTAAACAAGCTTGGGATGCCATTGTTGCTATCTTTACCGGTATTGGTTCTTGGTTTTCTCAACGCTACAATGAGTTAAAAAGCAATCTTGCTTCTATTCCTGATTGGTTCAAAGACAAATTCCGCAGCGCGTGGGCAGGTTTAACAGGTATCTTCAATCCTATTGCAAGTTGGTTTGCAGGGAAGTGGAGTAATATCCAATCTGCTCTTGCTAGTATACCAGGGTGGTTTTCTTCAAAATTCCGCGAAGCATATAACAATGTCAAGAATGCATTTTCCGGCATTATCGGGTTCTTTAGCGGACTTTGGGGGCAAATACGCTCAACGTTTACTCATGTTGGAACCATGGTTGGAAGCGCCATTGGCGGTGCTGTACGTAGCGTTATTAACGGGGTTCTTGGCACGGTAGAAAGCACAATCAATAGTGGTATCAGCTTACTCAATGGCGCTATTAGCGTGATTAATAAATTACCTGGTGTAAATATCGGTGGATTTAGTTACATTGGACTACCTCGACTTGCTCAAGGTGGCTTTGTTAAGGCCAATACACCACAAATTGCCATGATTGGTGACAACAAGCATTACGGTGAGATTGTTGCTCCGGAAAATAAAATGCTTGAAATGGCACGTCGTGCAGCGGAATTGTCAAATAATGGCGGTGGACCAGAAGTTCTAGCCTTACTGACACAGTTGTTACAAGCGGTTCGTGCTCTTGATTTGACAATTGATGGTGATAAAATCACCAAGAAGATTGTAGATAAAATCAATGAAATTGCAATTAAAACAGGGGAATCCCCCCTCATGATTTAGGAGGTATGCATGAGTGAAATATCAGTAGGTGGAGTAGCTCTTGCTTCTCCAGTTGAAATCAGTATCAATAATGAGATTATCTGGTCATCTTCTACGGGTCGTAGTGCTAGTGGATTGATGACGGGTGACGTCATTGCAGAAAAACGTACATTCTCCATCAAATGGGGAATTATCACAGAAGCAGAAAGAAATCTTATCAAGTCTAAATTGGTAGCCGGATTTTTTACTGCAAACATTTTAGGACAGTCTATCACTGGTTATCGCGGAACTATCACAGAGACAGTAATGGGGCGTCTAAGTGACGGTGTGACCTATTACAACGGCTTATCTGTATCTATTATCGAGCAGTAGGAGGAATTATGCTAGAAGTAACATCGGATTATATCAAAGCAATAGAGAACCATCTGCGCGTGTTTGAGGCTAACTTTGACTTAAATGGTAAGAGATACACAAAAACCAAAATTGCATCAGCTACTTACGACAGTTCAATTGGTAATAGTAATGATTTTACAATTGGTGGTGGATACATCAATAGTCTAGAAATTGAAATTAAAGAGATTATTGAAGGTCTGCAAGAAATGATGCCAGCAACAATGTCGGTAGCAATTGCGGGTAAAACCGTCCCACTTGGAAAGTTTTTTGTTACTGAGGTCAAGCTAGACCGTAATGATAAAAAGACCAAAATTAAGCTACAGGACGAGTTTGTTAGATTGTCTGGTCCTTATGATAGTCAGCTTACTTATCCAGCTTATACAAGGGATATTTTAGCCGAAATCGTGAGAATGACAGGGATCACGACAGATACTAATATCCAATTAGTAAATGATCAAGTTGCGAAGAAGCTAGAAAAAACAACTTATCGTGAGGCGTTGGTTTACTTGGCACAATTATCAGGAAGATTCGTCAGATTTAATCGTAATGGGAAGCTTGATTTTATCAAATTAAAGACGACATCGAGACATATTACCAAAGATATGTATAAGCCTGGGGGATTAGAACGTGATGAGATACCTTACAGGTTGAAAGGTATTGAGTGTGAGTCTGCTGATAAGGTTGTATATAAATCAGGATTGTCCACAGGTAATATCATGAAGTTAAAAAATCCATGGGTTACACAAGAAATTCTGGATCGTGTCTTCAATGAATACCGTGATTTTAACTTTTATCCATATACATTGTCCTGGCGTGGTGATATGGCCATGGAAGCTGGTGACTGGGTTAAAGTACACTGGGATGAAAATATCTATTTTGAGATTCCAATGCTGTCCTACAAACTTTCGTTTGATGGTGGTTTATCTGCCCATAGTAGTGGAAATGCTGCTGGAATTGCACAAGGTACTTATAAATATAAGGGGGCCATGCAACGTCAAATAGAGTATTTGGACGAACTTATCACTAAACAAGGTAGTATGTACCTTGATACATCAAGCCCTACCAAACCAAAAAATGGAGATATATGGTTTAAACCTAATGGTGGCTATGTTGAAATGTGGGAACGTGTAGAAGGTTCATGGGTTAAAAAGGCAGACAGCGCTAATGTCGGAGAAATTGTCAATACGATAACCACTGATGAATTGCTAGCAAAAAAAGTCTCTGCAGCGATTGGTAATTACATTACGTTAAATGCTAAAAATATAACTGCTGGAGATCTGGATTTAGCACGTTTGCGAATCATGAATGGTTTGCAAGAGATTGTTTCCGTACGTGACGGCAAAGTTGTGATGAACATTGATAAACTCACAATAAACTCTAAAGATGTAGCAACGAAAGAAGATCTAAAAAAAATTGAATTGACTCCCGGACCTCAAGGGGAACGTGGGCAACAGGGGGTGCCTGGTATCCAAGGTTTGCGAGGCCCTAAAGGCGACCCTGGACCACAGGGAGCAATAGGTCCTAAAGGAGACCGAGGGGAGAAAGGGGAGCGTGGCTTACAAGGACTTCAAGGTTTGCAAGGTGTCAAGGGCGACCAAGGTATCCCAGGAGTTAGAGGAGCTGACGGCCGAACACAGTACACGCATATAGCTTATGCTGATAATGCTACTGGTGGTGGTTTCAGTCAAACAAATGCAGATAAAGCCTATGTCGGAGTGTACGTTGACTTTAATGCGACTGACAGTAGAAACCCTGCTGATTATCGCTGGACGAAATGGAAAGGTCCGAAGGGAGAAAACGGTAATGATGGTCCTCAAGGTATTCCAGGTAAACCAGGGGCAGACGGACGCACTCCATACTTGCATAGAGCTTGGGCTAATTCTGCCGACGGTCGTGATGGCTTCAGCACTTCTGACAGTACTAATAAGCGCTATCTAGGTACGTTGACGGATTTTACTGAGGCGGATAGTCAGGATCCTGCAAGGTATAAGTGGACAGCTCTCTTTGATAATGTTCAAGTAGGTGGCCGAAACTTATTGAGAGGGTCAAAAGGTCCTTTTATGCCAGACAGGAAGCCTACGAACTTTGATAACCAAATACTATATCACAACGAGACATCTATACATCTCGTCCAAAATGAGAAATATAGAATTTCGGCGAAGACTGATGGAATTTTTAGTTCTCAGCACAATGGATTAAAAGAGTCAGATAATGTGGTCTTGTGGCTGATGGATAAGACTGTTACGCAGTATCAAATTGTGTCAGATGCCAAAACTGGCACAACTGGCACAGAATTTGTCTGGAGCCGTCCGACTGGCACCTACCATCTGCGGGTCAATACTTATCGCAAAGACCCGGAAAAGCTGAAAAGTGTTTGGGAGGTCAAAGTAGAGCAAGGTACCATTAAAACTGACTGGTCCCCAGATCCTGAAGATATCCAGAAAGACATTGACTCTAAAGCTGACCATAAATTGACTAATGATCAATTAAATGCGCTAGCGGAGAAAGCTCAACTTCATGACGTAGAATTAAAAGCTAAGGCGACAATGGATCAGTTCAGCGATTTAGAAAAAGCCTATAATGCCTTGGTAAAATCAAATGCAGACAGCCAAAAAAAATCCGAATCCGATTTAATCGAAGCAGGCAGGAGAATTGAGTTTTTATCAATAGAATTTGGTGGCTTGAAAGAGATGAAAAAGTTCATCGATACCTATATGAGTGCTTCAAATGAGGGGCTCATCATTGGAAAGAACGATGCTAGTTCATCAATAAAAGTCAGTCATGATCGAATTTCCATGTTTTCTGCAGGTAAGGAGGTAATGTATATTTCGCAAGGCGTAATCAATATTGACAACGGTATTTTCACCGCGTCAATTCAAATTGGACGCTTTAGAACAGAACAGTATTATCTTGACAAAGATGTGAATGTTGTTCGATATGTAGGAGGTTAAAAAGAGGAAAATGACTAAATTTATCAATTCTAGTGGGCCATTGCACTTGAATATTTATATTGAACAAGTTAGTCAGGACATCGCTAACAACTCCTCTAGAGTTAGTTGGAGAGCTACCGTTGACCGCGATGGAGCTTATAGAACATGGACTTATGGTAATATTAGTAACCTATCCGTATGGTTAAATGGTTCAAGTGTTCATAGTAGTCACCCGGATTACGATACGTCCGGTGAAGAAGTGTCGCTAGCAAGTGGTGAAGTTACTATCCCTCATGAAAGCGATGGGACAAAAACTTTCTCAGTATGGGCTTCATTTGATCCTAATAATGGAGTTCACGGAAATATTACTATCTCGACTAAGTATACGTTATCCAGCTTGCCTCGTTCTAGTGCAGTAGCTGGTCTAGACGGAGATAGAAATCTAGGCTCTCGTCATACTATACGAATTGACAGAAAAGCAAGTTCATTCACTCACCAAGTTTGGTACCGAGTTTTTGGAAGTGACTGGATAGATTTAGGTAAGAACCATACTACTAGCGTTTCCTTTACTCCATCACTAGACTTAGCACGATATTTACCTAAATCTAGTTCTGGGGTTATGGACATTTGTGTTCGAACATATAACGGTACTACTCAAATAGGCAGCGACGTGTATTCTAATGGATGGTACTTTAAAATCCCAGACAGTGTAAAGCCTACCTTCACAGATCTTTCATTAACTGACATGAATACGGTCGCAAGACGGCTTTTGGGTGGAAATGACTTTTTACAAATCATTTCAGATATCCAAGTAAACTTCAACAATGCGTCTGGCGCATATGGTTCTACCATAACTGGATATCGAGCTGAAATTGTTAATAGAAAAATGGTCGTAACTAAAAACGGTGGTAGTTTTGGTATCATGAACTTTAGCGGTTTGGCAACCATTCGAGCTTATGTTGTCGATAGTCGGGGCAAACAATCAGATACTAAAGATACTACTATCAACGTGATTGAGTATTATGCTCCTTCCTTTAGTTTTTCCGCGCTTAGAACTAGAGGTAATCCAAATACATTGCAAGTGTTAAGAAATGCCCGAATAGCTCCTATAATGCAGTCAGGAAAGCAAAGGAATGTAATGTCCTTAACTTTCAAAGTTGCTCAGATAGGTAATGAGAATTTCACGGATGATAATGGTAGTGCATCTGGTAATTTTACAAGTGTTCATACGTTGACTAACTCAGCTGCTAACATGGCGGGGAATTATCCATCGAATAAATCCTTTGTGATTATTGGTAAGCTTGAGGACAAGTTTACAAGCGTTGAATTTTCAGCTACTGTTGCAACCGAAAGCGTAGTAATGTCCTATGATAAGAACGGACGTGTTGGCATCGGTAAGGTTGCTGAGTTCGGTAAACCTGGTTCTTTAGACGTTCTGGGTGATATCTACGCAGACAACAAGCCTATCCAACAGCATCAGTTGACAAAAAGTGGAGGAAACTCCTTGAGTGCTGAGATTGATTGGAATAACTACACAGATTCAGGCCTATTCATGGGCAGTAACTTACAAAATGCTCCTCAAGGAGGAAATGTCTGGAAACATGTGCAGGTTTTAAAACACAATGACAACTGGGTAGTACAAGTTGCCTATGATTTTCATGGTCAAATAGCAGCCGTTAGATCTAAAACTAACGGAACATGGAATCCTTGGAAGTATCTTGCGATGAAAGATGATGTTTCAAGGATGCTAACCTCAACTAACTGGCAAAATGCTAATTTACAAAATGGATGGGGTCATCATAGGGACTATGGGAATGTCCAATTTTCAAAAACATTTGACGGTATTGTGTATTTAAAAGGTACGTGTAAAGGCGGAAATACTACCCGTGAGTCAATTATCTTTACTTTGCCTGAAAATTTCAGACCATCCACAACATTATTTAAGACCGCACTAAACAATGATTATGGTTCTGCGGTTATCGGAATCTATTCAAGCGGTAACGTAGTCGTAAAGGGGAACGTTGACGCTACTTGGCTCAACTTCGATAATGTTTCATTCAAAATTTAAGGAGGAACTATGAAATTAGAGTACGGGATAAAGTCCCAAGAATTTGATGCAAGTGGAACAGCATCCGCTACAAAGGTCACACTTGTCAACTCAGATGGTGCTATTGTACCTATCTTGCTACCAGCTGATAAAATTAGCCTATCAAATACAGAGCTTTTCGAGCTCGCTCTGGAGGCTCTCTATCAGGAGAATTTTCCAAACCGTGCTGAAAACGAGAAGTTCAATAAGGTAGATGAACAAATCCAGAAAAATAAAGAGATGACCGCAAAGATGGAGCAAGCGACCGTGGAAAACAAGGAGAACCTTGACACGGTTTCAGCTATCACTGAGGTTCTCATCGCCCTAGCCATCTCTCAAAATGGGGGTATGCCTACTTATGCTTACAACAAAGTGGCTGAGTTCATCAAACCGCTTGTTAAAAGTACGCGGTATGGAAACGGCGATATCGTCGTTATGCCTTATCCGTTTGATACGAATCCAAAATGGCCGAGTGGGACCAAGACTATCTTTAAGTTCCAGATGCAAGCAACAGAGGGCTATACCTACAAGGAACAAGCACTCTCTGATATGCTGCAGCAAGGTGTGCTGACTGTGATCATGCCACGGATTGAGTAAGGGGGGATATATGCAAATCGAAATTTTTAATTTTTTAAGAAGCGTAGTCCAGACCGAAGATGGCCTGGTCTTGTACGCTCTAGCACTGATTGTCTCGATGGAAATCATTGATTTTGTCACAGGGACAATTGCTGCTATCGCAAACCCTGACATTGAATACAAAAGCAAAATCGGCATCAACGGACTCCTTCGTAAGATTTTAGGAGTCCTCTTGCTAATGATCCTCATTCCGATGTCCGTTTTGTTGCCTGAGAAGACAGGCTTCGCATTCTTGTACTCGATTTATCTCGGGTACATTGCATTTACTTTTCAATCCCTCATTGAAAATTACCGCAAACTAAAAGGAAATGTCACTCTTTTTCAGCCGATTTTAAAAGCGTTTCAGCGATTACTTGAAAAAGATGACGACAAAAACAAAGGAGAATAACACATGATTAACTGGAAAGTACGATTTAACTTAAAAAACAAAACATTTTTATTGCGAGTAGCATTCGCACTAGCTTTGCCAATTCTCGCATATTTTAATCTTAAACTAGAAGATTTGGTTAGCTGGGGAGTCATTTTAGACTTGCTTGGCAAATTCTTTGCGAACCCTTATCTTGTTGGTTTGACGATTGTAAATATCCTAAATATCATTCCAGACCCAACAACATCAGGAATCTCTGATAGTAAAAGAGCATTGGAATACTCAGAACCAAGTGAGGATTAGGAGAAAACAATGAAGAAAAACGACTTATTCATCGATGTATCTAGCCATAATGGATACGATATTACAGGTATTTTGGAGGAAATGGGTACACAAAATACCATCATCAAAATCTCAGAAAGCACAAGCTACCTAAATCCGTGCCGACATGCCCAAGTAGAACAATCAAATCCTATCGGGTTCTACCATTTTGCGTGGTTCGGCGGAGACGTAGAAGAAGCTGAGAGAGAAGCAAAATATTTTCTGGACAATGTGCCTCAAAAAGTAAAATACTTGTGCCTCGACTACGAAGATCACGCTAGCGGAGATAAACAGGCAAATACAGATGCATGTATTAGATTTATGGAAATCCTCAAAGAAAATGGCTACGAGCCAATCTATTACAGCTACAAGCCATTCACGCTCAATAATATCTATTATGAGCAGATTCTTGCGAAATTTCCAAATAGCCTTTGGATTGCCGGCTATGGATTAAATGATGGTACAGCTAACTTTGAATATTTTCCATCAATGGATGGTATCCGCTGGTGGCAATATTCTTCAAATCCGTATGACAAGAACATTGTTTTACTAGATGATGAAGAAGCTAAAGCCAAATGGAAAAAGAATGATACCGGATGGTGGTATGAATATCCTGACGGATCTTTTCCAAAAGAAGAATGGGAAAAGATCGATGGTACCTGGTACTACTTCAACGAGAGAGGTTATTCAATAGCTTCTCGCTGGTTGAAGGATGATGGCAAATGGTATTATCTCAAAGAAAATGGGGCAATGGCCGTTGGTTGGGTGTTTGTGAATGGCAAATGGTACTATCTTGATGCTTCAGGAGCAATGGTCACTGGTTGGGTTCAATATAAGGATAAACTATACCATCTCAAAGAAGAGAATGGCGAAATGTCTTCAAAAGAACTTGTCAAAGTCGAAGGAGGCTGGTACTATGTCAACGAAGATGGCAGCCGTTCAGACAAACCAGCATTTAATGTATTACCTGATGGACTAATTGTAACTACAAAATAAATTTTAAATAAAGAAAGGAGATTCTATTTTTCTTCTTAAACTAACCGCAGGCAGTAGCTTGCGGTTTTTTT